AATGTAAATGCAAATGCAAATGCAAATGCAAATGCAAATGCAAATGCAAATGCAAATGTAAATGCAAAAGCAAGTGACACATCAAAAGCGTCATTAGCTGAAAAACTTAAAGCTTTCAATCATAATTATAAAACAAATGAAGAAAATGATCCATATGCAGATGATGAATTTGAGGATTATAATGAAATTGAAAATGAAAAGAAAAACCTGACAGGTGGTAGTAAAGCAAAAAAAGGAGGAATGATGTTAGTAAAACAAGCATTAATACCAGCTATTTTAACAGCATCTGCTATTTCATACAAAAAGAAGAAAAGAAAAAATCAAAAAGGAGGATTATTAGCTTTAGGAGCAAATGATGCTGCTGTTGCTACTTTAGTAGCAGCACGTATGTCATTGAAGAATAGGAAAAACAAGAAAGGAGGAAAAAAAACAAAAGGAAGAAAACCAAAAAGAAAAGGTACACGTAAAAAATAAATAATTAATTAAAAAAGAAAAAATTTAATTAGTGATATTTTTAATTAAATTTTTAAATTAAACACGTTCATAACGGCTCCAAGTATCTTGATTAAATCCAGAAAGGGCAACACTTGGTTTTTCTTCTTTAACAGGAGCTAATTTGCACATTTTATCTTTAGAAGTTTTATCAGGTTTAACACCATAACAATTTACACCAAATTTAATATATGGATTGGCCATATATCCACCATTAACACCAGGTCTTCCGCAATCATTTTTTCTTTTAGGATCTTTTTGTAATTCATTATAAGTACTTTTTTGTGTGGGGAAAAATGCCATTTGACCTTGAGACCATCCATAACTACACCATTCGGCACCATCATTATAAGCGTCTTCCATTTGATCATAACTTGCTAAACGTGCACCATGAGCTTGACACATATTAGCAGCTTCATTATATGTATAATGATTGCCAGGAATATGGAAAACTTCTTCATCAGCCATTTTTTCTTTAACAGGTTGTTGAACAGGAGAACTGGTGTTATTATTGCTACATTTAGAGCTGCCAAATAAGTTATGAAAATCTAAACCAAATAAACAAAATAATATTTCCATGGTTTTAACAAATAATTCTCTTAAATTTTTCAATAAAAAGAATATGTATCTAATAACGGATTGTAAAATTTGAACAATATTTACTTCAAAAACATGATGTAAAATATTTACAACATAAATGAACATAATAAAGATTCCTAGAATAGAATTTCCAATGAATCCACCAAGAGTAGCACTGGGATCTTGAAGATATAAATAAATAGTTAAAATGATATTAACTAAAAATGTAATAGGGTGTACAATAATATCGGCAAGAGGTTCTACAAAAGTTTGGTATAATCGATCAAGATATCTTTTAACTTCATCGCAGGGAGCTTCATTATTATTATTTTCTGGTGGATTTCCTGATTGAGGACTTCCTAAATTATCATTTTGAATTTCACTCATATTAATATACTATATTATATATTAACACCTTTTTTTTCTAGAAAGAGAATGTAAGTTTTTTGTGTAATAATTTTATCAGGATTTATTTTTTGAAGAACATTATCATTAACATTGTACCAATGACCGTTATCTTTTTTAATGTGTGCAGTATAATGTCCACCTTGAATATTTCCACTATGTTCACAAGTAGCATATAAATCATAAATACTTTCATTATTATATTCTAAAACGAATTCACTAAGATCAATATTCGTAATAGGAACGTTAATTAATTTTTGATTTTTTTTACTACCATCAAAAGCGAATCGATTAAAAACGATAATTAATATATCGGGTAATGACCAAAATTTAACAAGTTTTTCTTTAATATCATTAATTTTTTCATTTTTTAAATATTCGTCAAAGCAATTTTTCAAAGAAATTTCCTTTATATCAGGAATAGGTAAAATCAAAGTACTAAAAGGTTCACAAATTAAATTATTATCTTCGGGTTTTTCTTTACTGATAATTTGTGTAATCATTGTTCCATAAAAAATATTAATAATTTCGGAATATTCATTTTCAAAGAAACGTTTTTGTGCTTTAAAGCATTCATTGGCGATTTTATCTTTATCATTTTTAACTTCGCCTTTAATGGAGAAACTAACTTTACGTTTAATGGAATTATGAATAACTTCAATAAAATATTGAATAAATTCACCAACATCATTTTGAAGATAACCAGAAAATTCGGGACGATTTTGAATAGAGGAAATTTTTTGAATAACAGCAATAAAGCGTTTAGGATTAACAATACAATCTTTAGAATGCATTAATTTTCTTAAATCATTAAATTCGTGTGTAAAAATAGCATTATAATCGTTAGGATTTTTAACTAATTTTTCATATTTAACATCAAAAAATCTATTAAGAACACGAGTATTAATTAAACATTGAATAGTAGAATTAATATAGCAAGTATTACCTATATTAACGAGACCAGATAATTTACTCATAAATATAATGACAATAAAATGTTTATGTCTATTTTTAATTAAACAATATTTAAATAGAAAATATAATAATAAAATAATGTCATCAAATGGATATTTTTATTCTCCTCAATTTAATATGAATAATAATATGAATAATAATATGAATAACTACGATAATACATTTTCAAGAAGAAGAATGATTAATTCGTATATAGAATTAATGCGTGATACAAATAATTGTTTTACAAACATGATTGAATTAATGAAAAGGGAGGAACAAACATTGAGTCGTTTAATTTTTGAAACATATGCGGATAATATGAGATATAGTGATCCAACACCAAGATTTAATAATATAAGCAGTAATATATTTGGACAACCGCAAGAACCAAGAGCAACAACACCTAGAACATCATTTTTTCCTCAAAACAATATGCAAACAAATAATCGAAATAATCCATTAAATATATTAAGAACAAGAAATATTAATAGACGTCCAACAACAGTAGTTCCAAATTTGTTTAGCCAACAAGAAGAGTTTACAGGTGAAGAAAATTTATTAAATATTGTTGGTCGTAGTATAATGCCATTTGCTGGTTTAAATACGATTAGTGTAGAATTAGAAGATGTTCCAGTAGTGCCTACAAATAATGAAATAATGAATGCAACAAGAATAGTACCGTATAATACAATAATAAATCCACCAAATCAAACATGTCCAATAAGTTTAACACGTTTTGATCCAGATAGTAGTAATAATGTAATGGTAATTAGATATTGTGGTCATGTTTTTGTCCCAGAAGATTTAAGACAATGGTTTACAAGAAGTGTGCGTTGTCCTTTATGTAGATATGATATACGTAGAACAAGTACAACAACAGAAAATGATAATGTAAATTTGACTTCAAGTACTAATAATGTAAATAATTATAGTGATATAGAAGAAACAGACAATGACGAAGAAAATATTAATATAAACATTGAAAATACAACAAATAATACAACAAATAATACAACAAATAATACAACAAATAATACAACAAATATGAATGATATAAGTAATAATACATTTAACAATAATATGATAAGAACATTTACAAGAACATTTGAATCAAATAATTTAAGAGATTTATCACAGCAAATTATAGAAGCATTTTCAAATTTAGAAGAAACATTAGGAAATGATGCTTCAAATAATTTATTACATGCAATAATAAATCAAATTAATGATAATGATAATAATGAATAAATACTTAAATCAAATAAATTTATATTATTACAAGCAAATAATATAAATAATAATTTATTTACAATCATGATTATATATTAATTTTTAACTTAACGTCTTTTGTGATATTTTCTTGTTTTTTTACCTTTTTTTTGTTGTTTTTTTCCTTTTGTTTTTTTACCTTTACCTTTACCTTTAGCTTTTCTTGATTTTTTACCACCATTTAACATACCTAAAGTTAATCTGTTTTTAAGAGATTTACCCTTTCTTGTAGCAGCAAGAGTTAAAAGAACAGGTACAGCTGCTTCTTGTAACATACCACCTTTATGTTTTTTACTACTACCACATTTACCACAACCTCCACCAACCATGTGGTTATTTTTTCCACCACCTTGCATAATAGGTGGTGCAGCAGTAGGATCACCACCAGCAGCACCTGCTAATGAACCACCATTTTCCATACCTTCAGGTGGCATATCACCAGCAGCACCTGCTAATGAACCACCTCCCATACCTTCAGGTACAGGCATATCACCAGCATCACCACCAGTTAATTGTGGAGAACCACCCATAGTTTCACCAGCATTTCCTCCTTTTTGACAACTTCTACAACCAGCCATAATTATATAATATAATAGAAGAAAAAATAATCAATCAAAAATTAACGTGCCATTAAAAAACGTATTTGTAATATAAATATTGCTAAAATCAAAAGAAAAGTAGTACATATAAAAATAACAGTTAAAAACATATATGGTTTTATTTCATCCATTACAATATTTAAAATACTCTTAATGATATTTTTTAATTCTTTTTTAAAATCACCTATATTTAGGAAATCATTTATAATATCTTGTTTCATAATTATAATATATTATATTTTTTTTGCGTGTTTTACACGTGTATTTATTCTAATTTATAATTAAATATGATTAACAATATAGTTGATATTGATAATATTAATGATTTTGATTTTAATAAAATCAAATTAGGAAAGCCAATAGTATTACAAGGTCAAACATTTTTCAGTAAGTTATTGAATGAACAAAATGAATTAATAGTACAAACTCCTAAAGGTTTATTAAAAAATGGTTTTGTGACATCAGGAAAGAAAACATATTGTGATTTTATGATATCGAAAATAAACCAAGAATCACTGGAATGGTTTGAAAAATTAGAAGAACATATTCAAAATTCAATATATGAAAAAAGAAATGATTGGTTTCATGGAGAAGTTTTAGAAAAAGACGATATTGAAGATATGTATAATAGTTGTTTGAAAAGTTATAAATCAGGTAAATTTTTTACAATACGTTTATACACAGAATCGCCAAGAAATGTAGTAAGAAAAACACAATCATTAAATATTTTTGATGATAATGGTAACGCTTTAGAATATAAAGACATAACAGAAAATAGTGAACTAATATGTTTATTTCATATACATGGAATAAAATTTTCTACAAAGAATTTTCAATTATATATAGAAGCAAAACAATTATTAGTAATGAATGAAGATAACAACATATTCAATAAACCAATAATAAATAAATATAGAAATAATGAAAAAAAAACAGAAGAAATAGAGGGTAAAAGTGAAAAAGAAAATGTTGAAGAGAACAAAACAGAAATGCAAAATAATAATCAAGAAGAAGATAGAAATAAAAATACAGAAGAAAATCTTAAGGAACATGAAGAAAATATAAATGAAAGCAATGAAAATATAATTATTATGAAAGATAATAAAACAGAAAAAGAATCTAATAATGAAATGATAAATAAAGAAGAAAGAAAAATTGAAGAAAATGAAAAATTAAGTGAAGAAGTAAATATAGCAACAAATGAAAAAGAAAAAATAGATGAATTAGTAGAATATGTTCCAACAATAAACGAAGATATAGAAGTAGTTGAATTGGAAAAATTAAAAATGGAAAATAAGCAAAGACATTATGAGGAATATATTGCAGCAAAAAATAAAGCAAAGGAAGCAAGAAAAGAAACATTGAAATTAATAGCTGAAGCAAAAAAAATTAAAAATATCTATATGTTGGAAGATTTAGATGATAATGATGAAAGTGACGAAGAATATTGTAGTGCAGATGAATATAGTGAAAATGAATATAGTGAAAATGAAGACACATAATTATTGAAATATAGTGAAAATATTATAAAAACAAAGTAATAAAAATATAGTAAAAATAATTATTTAATATAAAAAATTAGAAGAATATTAAGCTATTTTTATATTTAATTAAATAATTATTTATCGTTTTCCAAAAAAAATTTTGTCACTTCTTTATATAAATGGCATCAATTCTTAAACAAGTTAATAAAATATTTATGGATAATTGGGTTGTAATTTTAGCATTATTGGTAGGTATAATTGGCATTGGACGTTATTCAATGGTTAAATTCAATACAGCAGATTCAATGGCAGTAGAAGGAGCAGGTCCTGAAGACGAAGAACTTATGGGATCACCACCAATGGAAGGAGTAGAAGATATGGGTTCACCACCTTCTATGGAAGGTGTAAATGACATGGGTTCACCTCCTCCAATGGAAGGAATGAGTTCACCACCAATGGGCTCTTTACCAGAAGGTATGGATACTCAAGAATTAGGTAGTCAATCAGTTTTACCTGCAGGACCATTAGGTACTAACTCTGATTACGCACAAGTACAAGGTATTCAAACAGGAAGAGGTTTACCAAGTGTTGATCAAAGAACAGTAAATAATCCTAGTGATTTATTGCCAAGTGATGAAAACAGTGAATGGGCAAAATTAAATCCAACAGGTCAAGGTGATTTGAATTCATATTCTTCATTACCTGCCGGACATCATGTTGGAGTAAACACTGTCGGTCAATCATTACGTAATGCAAACTATCAATTACGTTCTGACCCTCCTATTCCAAGAAGTCAAAGCACTGGTCCATGGAATCAAACAACTATTGAAGGTGATAACTTACGCGTTCCATTAGAATTAGGAGTAGCACCAGCACGTAATTAAGTAAATAGATTTATGTAACATTTTTTTAATATAATTTAATATATAAGCATTATATATTATGTTATATTTTGATAAAGAATCATTTTTTACAGTTTTCGTAATAATATCATTATTATGGTTGTGTTATAGAATATATTCTGAATCAGCATGGTTTCAATTAAAATGTATTGTATCAGATGTAAATGGAAGAAAATATTGTATACGAGAAAGAAGTAGAATGGCAGAAGCAAGTGATTTATTAGCAAAAGTAGAAGATCGTTGTAAAAAATTAGTAAAATATATGGGAGAAAAATATCCAGATGATGAAAGAGTAGAAAGATTAGTGGAAGGTTTTAAAAATACAGTAATACAGGAAACATTGCCAACAAGTACTTTAACAGCATATAGTGAAAATAAAGGAGATAAAATAGCTTTTTGTTTAGCAGAAAGAAAAAATGAAACAAAATTAATAGATGTAGAAACATTGACTTTTGTAGCCATACATGAATTATCACATATAATGACAGAAAGTATAGGACATAAACCAGAATTTTGGGAAAATTTCAAATTTTTATTACAAGGAGCAAAAGAAGCTAAGATTTATATGCCTCAAAATTTTAAAAAACAACCACAAGAATATTGCGGAATGACAATAGATGATAATCCTTATTATGATTATAATTAAAATATAGTAACATATGAAATAAACCAATTATAATTTACAAAGATTTTCATATTATATTATATATAAGAATAATATGAAATACATTAAAATTATAGTAAATGATGAAAATAGTAAACCAAAAAACATAATAATTTTTGACAGTTCAAAAAATAAAAATGAAATTTTAGGAATGCAAAAATTGTTAAATGATAAAAGTTTGGATCTAAATTTATATTTTTCGAAAGAAGAAATGAAAAAATACGAATTATTGGATTTACATAGAATTATAAACATTGTAAATGATAATATATTTTTAGATGATACGATTTATATGTTATACAATACAGTACATAATATATTAGAATTAGATGACAATAATTCATATGAAGAAATTTATTTTTATTATGAAGAAAAAACGAAATTAAATGTTAGTGATTTATTTGAAAAATTAACTCAAACGCATGAAATAGAGGTGGAAGATATAAATAGATTTATACATAATTTTAATATATTAAAAGCAAAATATAAATCAAAGATTAATTTTTTTGAATTTAATGATTTATTAAAAGAATATGATTTTTTAACAGAAAAAAAATCATTGACAATAAAAAAAGATTTTAATGAAAATTATATAGATCCAAATGAGGAAAATGAAGAAAACAAAATAAGTGAACATACATTTAATCAACAATTATGTGATTTTATAAAAAATGATGAAAACGTAAACATTTATATGTATAATGCGAACGATGTGTTAAAAAATGAAGAAAATATTAAATCAAAAATAAATATATATTTTCCGTTATTAGCAGAAGAAAACATACAAACATATGAACAATATAAGAATTGGAAATCAAAAAAAGTGTATATGAATAAAGAAAAATACGATAATATTCATAATTTAAAAATAATATTGAATAAAAAGAATGAAACAAATAATAAAAGTTTAATAGAAAATTTAGAATTTACAATAAAACCAAATCAAGAAATGTATATAGTATTAAATACGTTATTTCATGTAATAGAGTTGGATGAAAAAATACCATTAGTAAAATATTCACCTGGGAAAAAAGAGGAAAAAATATTTCGTATATATTCACATAAATATTCCCAAAATTTGAAGCAAAAAGTCCCATATTTACCTCGAACATTTATATTAAAAATAACAAATGAATTATCAAGATCAAATCAACGTTCAGTATCATGTTTGATTGAATATAAATACAAAAAGAAATTAATACCAATAATTATTGAAATAATGGATGATGGTAATTGTAATGTATCTTTACAGAATGTACTAGTAATAGAAAATAAAAAATACAATAAATTTAAATTTACATATAAAGATGCTGAAACAATAATGAAAGATGTATACAATAATATTATAGATTATATTAATGAAAAATATAAACAAGAAAATAATTATTTTTCCAAAATAAATGAATTAAATCATAAAAACATTTTACATAATACAAATGTATTTACATATGAAAAAAAAATAAAAGAATCGAAAAATATATTTAAAAATATTATACAAATACGAAAAAAATTGTTACCTTTATTTGAAATAAAAGAAAGTGATAATAACTATATATCATTGCACTATAAAGGGTATCAAACAAATATTCTAAATAATAATTGTATTATAGTAATTGAACGTATATCATCAACAAAGGATTTCAAAATAATATTGAAAAATATTAATAATATAGATTTATCGTATTATGTATTGCAATATATTGACAATTTATTAGATATAGTTGGAAGTTTAAGTTTTAATGAAAGAAAATTTGACAATATAAATATTCTTGAACAAGAAGATAGTGAAGAAATGAAAGAAGATAAAGTTATAATGAAAGAAGAAAATACAATGAATGAAGAAGAATATGAAAATGAACTTAATAATGCTTCAAAAACTGAAGAATTAAAGATGAATAACAAAGAAGCAAAAACTGGTAATGAAAATAATAAAAATAATGAAAAAAATGAAAAAAAAGATATTTTTGGTTTAGACTTAGATGAAAATGAAAACGATGACGAATTATTTGGAGGAGGAAAAAGTAAAGAAGATAGAGGATATCGTCAAATGAGAATAGAAGAGCGTGATCCCCAAATAATGAAAAACAATGACAAAGTACATCCAAATAATAAATGGAGTGTAAAATGTCAAAAAAACAGTGGAAGACAGCCAATTATAATTAATGAAGATGAAAAGAAAAGAATAGATCAAATATCACCAGATTCTTACACCGCACCATATAAATATGGGAGTGATGAAGACCATCAGTTTTATTATATATGTCCAGAATATTGGTGTATTGATGAAAATATATCAATAAATAAAGCAGATATTAAAACAGTAAATGGTACATTAGTAAGTGATAAATGTAAAACAGTAGATGATAAATATGGAAAAATAATTCAAGGTAATGAAGGTAAATGGTATGCAAAAGCAAATAAAACGGTATGTACTCCATGTTGTTTTAAAACAAATAAAAGTAATCAACCAAAATACGAAGAAGATAAAATAGATAAAAAATGTAGGGACAATGTTACAAATAAAAATAACAGTTCTGGAAGTAATAAAACAAATGATAATAATGTAGAAAATAAAAGAGAAGAAAAAATAGATAATTTGAAATCATTCAAAGAGGAAGCTTATATACAACAATATAATAAATATCCATTAGAAGAAAAGAAATTAGGTGAATTACCATTAAATGTAAAATTATTATTAAATCTAAAAAAAGATAATGATAAAGAATTATTTCGATTAGGTGTAGAAGAAAATAACAAACAATCATTTATATCATGTTTATCTACAGCAAAATTTTTACATGATGCTATTAATGATAAAAAACTATTAAATATAAAAATTCCAACAAACAAAGAATTCAAAAAAATGATGATAAAAAAAATAGATTTAGATTTATTTTTAACTTTACATAATGGAAATTTGCCTTTGTTATTTAAAAGTAATAATATTAATATGAAAACAGAAGGAGAATATACAAGTGATATAAAAAATACGAAAATATATAAAGCTTTGGAAAATGAAAAAAATAGTGAAAAATATTTACGTGAAATTATAAAATCATATCAAAATTTTAAATCATATATCAAAGATGATAATAATAAAATAGATCATACATATTTATGGGATATGTTTTTAATGCCAAATGAAAATATGTTTAAAAATGGTTATAATTTGATCATTATAGAAATAGACAATATGGAATTAGAATCAGAAGCACGAATAATATGTCCAACAAATTATTATTCTAAACATAAGTTTGATTATGAAAAGAAATCAATAGTGATGTTAAAATATAATAATTATTATGAATTATTAATAAAACGAATAATACACATTGGTGGAAATATAGAAATAGTATTAGCACATTCTTCAGCAGGAATAATAGGTTCTTTTATTAAAAAAGTAAGTCATTTATTTAATAATAATCAATATTGTGGTTTATTTACAGTAGATCCACCACAATTAAAAAAAGAATCAAAAACAAGTGCTATTTATTTGAAAAAGGTATTGGAAAAAAACAAATTCAAGATATTAAATCAAATTATATATTTTAATGGAAAAGTAATAGGTTTTCAAGTAGAATATAATGATGATGATGAAAATATAAGTAAAGTAATAAATTACGTACCATGTAAGCAATCAGGTATTATAAAAGATATACCTATGATATTTATTAATGAAGACAAAATATACTTTGATTATCATGAAACAAAAAATATATTGAAATATATATTTCATAAAACAAATACAGAATATGATTTACTGCCAAAAAAGAAAGTAGTTACAAAAAATAAAGTATTAGGTTTTGAAACAAGCAATAAATTATTTGTGCCAATATATCCAATTATTGATGAAAAAAAAGTAGAAGATGAATTGGAAGAAAAAACGGTTGATTATGGTATTTATTTTAATAATAAAAATTCGCCTGAAAATTTTATAAATATTGATTCAAAAATTACACTAAAAAACAAAGAAAACAAAAAAAATAATAAAAATAAAAAGAAGTTGGAGATAATATTAGAAAATGAAGCAAATTATGAAAAATTTAAAATATTAGTACGGAATGTAATTAATAAAACAGAATTGAGAATGACAAAAAATATATTTTTAACAATATTAAGACAAGAGGAAACATATGAAAAAAAAATGGAAAAGATTTTTCATCAACTAAAAAAAATATTGAATAGTTTATCAAATGAAATAGATGGATCATTAATTAATGATGAATATGTATATAAAGTAAGTGATGAAATAATTAGACATGATAGAATGTTTAAATATTATTTTATTGACAGTAATTATATATTATTTTCAGATTTGAATGAAAATAAAACAGACAAAAGTGAGATATTATTACCACAATCAATGTTATTAGAAGAAAATTTAATGGATAATAATAATGACAATAACATATTAGATGATGTTAAAGAAACATATATGCCTGATAAACGATATATATTAGATTATACTGATGGAGTAAATTTAAATAATATTGCAAATAATGAAACATTATTCAATGATTTAAAAGAAGAAGGTATAATTGATAAAGAAACAAAAAAGAAATTGCCATGTGGAAAAAGATGTGAAAAAAATACAAGATGTGATACAACTTTAAATCCTCCAAAATGTATTCCAATTAAAGACAATAATAGTCAATACAATATAACTATAAAAAGGAAAAGAGGGCGTCCAAAAAAGGTAGCAATTACAATGAAAAATAATACAGAAAGAAAAATAATAGTAAAAAGAAAGAAAAAAGATTAATCAACACTGGACACACTGTTAATATCACTAATATTATCAATATCAATATTGTTGCTTTCGTTATTGTAATTATTTATTTGATCATTTAAAAAAGATTCTAATTCATTATTACTTGATTCACCAATTGATTCACTACTTGATTCACTACTTGATTCACTACTTGAATCATTATTATAATTATCACCATGATTAGAATTATTACCATGATTAGAATTATTACCATGATTAGAATTATTACCATGATTAGAATTAATAGTTTCATCATCACTATCAATAACAGAATTATAAGAAGTATCATTTATAATATTATTACTCAAATTTGCAATAATATTTTCATCATGATTTACAGGAGAAATTGCACGTGAATTAGAATTACTGGAAGGAGGAGAATAATCAGGGGTTGTAGGGATAAAATTATTTAATCTATTACTGGTCGGTTGTGCTAATTCATTCATATATTCCATTAATGATGCAGGTAAAGAAAAAAAATTATTTTCACCATTATGGTTTATAAAATTTTCTTCATATACGTCTCTTTTTAATTCATTTTCAATGTAATCGTCAATTTTATGAAATTCCAAATAGTTTGTATCAAAATAAAAGATTCTTTTATAAATTTTTGTATTATCGGAAGAATCATTTTTTTTTAAAGAATAAATTTTTCTTCCAAATTTGAAGTTATAATGTTCAAAAGCTCTCATATATTTACAATACTTAGATTTATAAATATGATATTTGGTATTATTTTCAGTATATAAAGTTTCAATATATAATTTATACATTTTCTTCAAAGATTGTAAAAGAATATCATTAGGAAAATTTTCATCAATTACAAGTTTAGATTTATAAAATTTATTTTTTTTTGTTAACATTTTTCGTATTCCGCTAATAATATCGTGTTCACTTAAATTTTTAATAAAAAATTCTATACATTTTTCACGAATTAAAACATAGCATTGAATTTTAAATGTATACATATCGAAATTTAATAAAAAATAATTATAAAATAATATTGGAATATTCATAGTTAATTCTTTTAATTTAAAATAAATAGAATATAAATTAGCATCACTAAATGGAATATTTGTAAATGGATTGCAAGGTATTTTTGGTTCACAATAAATAATACTTGCAGTAGTATTACAAAGTGAATTTTCAATAATATTAACAATATCACAACATCTAAATTTATAAATTGTATCATTTTCCAAAATTGAAATTATATGTTCCTTTTTAATATCATCAAACGATGTTGATCTTAAATCTTCATTAAAATCAAATTTTTTTGCTTTTTTCCATTTTATTATATTTTTAAATTTTAATAGTTGATGATATAATTTTTGAATTTCTGTAAAAATCAATATAATATTTGTAATATTGTTTCTATCAATAAAAAAATTTTTTTCAATATTAAAAAATTTATTGAATTTATTTTTAATAAAATCATTAGAATTTTTATAACCATTGTATAAAAATGTATGAAAAAAGCTTAATATATCAGTATTAATAATAATATTGGAATCTTTTTTTTCATATTGAAAGGTATAATTTGTTATATCAATATCATATTTTTTTAAGAATAATTGTTTCATTGAGAATTGAAATAAATTATATTTTTTTTCGATAAAATAAATATTACTACCATTAAAAATAAATTTGTTCATGTAATATTAAATGTTAATATTATATGATACAATATCTTTAATACATATTATTTTTTAATGTAGTACATTTAAATATCTAAATTATAATCATCATCATCATCATCTACAGACATATTTGAAATATTTAATTGTTTAATATTAATATTATCAGTTGAACAATATTGTTCATCTTGCTCATTTTTATACAAGTCTTCTAAAATATCTTCATCAAGTTCATATTCAATATCTTCGGTTAATTTTTCATTATCTAATAATATTTGGAAACAGCTTGTTCCAAAATTACCTTCTTGACCACACATAACATTAGCGGATACACCTTTCATAATATCTAATTCGCCATGTCTTGCTGCTTTTAAGAACATTTCTGGTGTTTCTTCGAAAGAGGCTTTTGCAATAGGCCCAATATCATCATTATTAATACCGTGTCTAAATATTGAAATCATTTTTGTATTATATGTCATTCTGTCACTAAGTAAATTCATGTGATGAGAATTAATATAAGAACCATCAAATTCAATGACATCAGATAATTCGTTATAAATACTTTGTCTGGCTGCTTCAATGCCTAAGACATTATACATTTCAATAATATTGTTAGTAAATGTTTCTGTAAAATCAATATAATCCAAAGCAAGAACATCCATTAGATTACTACCAACAGTATCTAAAATCCATCCATCTTTATTTTTACTAACACCAAGTACTTTTCTCAAAATTACTTTATTTATTTTTTTTATGCCTCTTAGTACAATATTATTTAATAAATTTTCTTGTAAATTTTTCAAAATATAAATATCATCAGATTGATCTAAGGATTCGGCTTTTTTCTTACTATCTTTTTTGTTCATTCTAATTCTAAATACAAGATTATTATAGTTGTAATCACTAAAAGTACAACTAATTTCATTTGAATAAACAGTATTTAATGTATAATAAACATCATCCATTGTAATATTTTTTTCAAGCATTGTTTCTGGATTCATAACAATACGAATAATCCACTTCGATTTTTCACTTTCATCATTCGATGTATTTTCAATTCCCCTACAACTATCAATCAAATTTTCAAAACTATTGTAACGTTGTATGAAATCATGATCGTCGTTAATAATGCTTGATTCTTCATTAGGATCAAAACAAATTTGTGTTTCTTTTACAATGTCCATTAATTTTGTATTTTCAATAGAATACATGATTTGTGTTGCTTTACTTCTATCAAGTTCATCATCTGGATGTAATTTAATAGTGAGTGAAGGATTTTTAATATTTTCTGTTAAACTTAATATTTCTTCAATACGAGGTACACCACGTGTAACATTCGATTTGGAAGCTACACCGGCAAAATGAAATGTATTTAAAGTCATTTGTGTAGTTGGTTCACCAATAGATTGAGCAGCAATCATACCAACCATTTCACCAGGAGCAACAATTCCCTTTTTATAACTCATAACAATTGTTTCCATCAATAGTTGTAATGATGAACGATTAAAACGTTTAATAAATAATAAATTACGTGGAGATAAATAGAACATATATAATACTTTAAATAAATTGGTTGGTTTGCAATAATGAATTTTTTCTAATTTTTTCATGTATTTTTCAAGAATTTGGAAGCATTCTAATGGTGAAATATCAACCAAAGAATTTCCACTTAAATTACATTGATGTTGAATGTTATTAATAATAAAATGGAATGCAACTGAACAATATACTTCTGCTTCATTTTTATTTTTCCATACATTCGAAATTATTTTTTTTCTTAGTTTAATAGTTTTATCAATATAATCTTTAACATATTCGTTACATTTTTCTTTTTGTTTGTTTAATTTTGATTGTACACTTTTAATGAAAGGTTTAATGCCTTTATTTGATTTATCATCCGCAATATAGTAATGATTGTAAATATCTTCACTTGACATTTCATATAAAGGTAAAATTTGTTTTTCTACTTTTACAGAATCCATGCCATTATCACCATAAGTGAATTGAACAATTTTACCCTTATTGTTACGGACACTCATATCATATTCTACTTTTAGATCTTCCATACCTTTAATCAATCGACGTTGAATATAACCAGTTTGTGATGTTTTAACAGCAGTATCAATAAGACCAACACGTCCACCCATAGCATGAAAGAATAACTCTTCTGGAGTTAATCCACCAATGTATGAACTTTCAACAAAACCTCTTGCACCAGGAGAATCATCATATTTTGTAAAATGGGGTAAAGTTCGATCGTCAAAACCATATGGAATACGTTTACCATTAACATTTTGTTGACCAAGACAACTAATCATTTGTGAAATATTAAGATCACTACCTTTTGAACCAGCATTTACCATAATAACAAAACGATTATTTTTATCCAATTTGTTTCTCCCAATCTTACCGGCTTGTTGTGTTGCCTCATTTAACAAATCTTTTACTTGAGTTTCAAATTCTTCAACCTTAGATTTATCTGAATCATTTTTAAAATTACCGATTTGTAAACGATCAATAAGTTCTTTTACATCTTTTTTCTTTTTTGTAATAATATCTATGATTTTTTCTTGTGTTTCAATATTTGAAATTAAATCACTTGGCCCTACACTATAACTACTTTGTTTCATATAATCAGTAATAATATTTTGTAAATTATCAATGTAATCGCTGGCAGCTTTATTACCAAAATCATTACAAACACGGTGTAAGATTCCTTTGGAACTGGCACCAAGTAAAGATTTATCTAACTGACCCTTATAATAAACACCATTTTTGATGTTTAAAATATTATTAGAAGTTTCACTGTCTTCTTCATCCTTGTATTGTTTATTTTTTTGATTTAAAGATATTGGAGGTGTAATTTGTGATAATATTTCAAAACTACTAATTTTATCATTTTTCAAAATATTCAAATTAATATTTTTACAATTCATTAATAAATTCATTGCTTCTCTTTTTGAAAAATTAATATTTTCTCTTGTAAAACGATAGCAACCAAGTAAAGAATCTTGAAATATACCAACAATAGTAGAATTGCTTGCAGGACTAATTAATTGATTTGGAACAGCTGCTAAGTGCAATAATTCTAATTCTGATTCTGTATCTTGTGGCATATGAAGATTCATTTCATCACCATCAAAATCAGCATTGTAAGGTTTAGTGTCTGCAACATTCATACGAAATGTATCACCAATTTTCATAATTTTTGCGCGATGACACATCATAGACATTCTATGTAATGTAGGTTGTCTGTTAAATAATACCGGATCACCATCCATCATATGTCTATGTACAATATCACCATTTTCAATGGAAAGATTTTTGACATCAGCATAACGCAATGAAATACATTCTTTATTTTTCTTTTCAAGCATTTTAGCACCAGGCCAGCGATTTGGTCCATTTTCAATTAATTTCATAAGGAAATTTTTGTTATTACTATTAACAACAACAGGTTTCGTAACATTTTTTGCAATTTTTTCAGGTACTCCTAATTCTGCAATAGATAAATTAGGATCAGCAGTAATTACAGAACGAGCACTATAATCAACACGTTTACCCATTAAGTTACCACGAACACGTCCAGTTTTTCCATTTAATCTTTCTTTAATAGATTTTAATGGTCTACCAGAACGTTGTGCTACAGCAGCAACACCAGGAATTTTATTGTCAACTTGAGTAGCAATGTAATATTGTAACAATGTTGTCCAATCATCTATTACATTTTCAGATACATTACCTGCTTCCAATTTTTCACTTAATGTTTTATTAGTTTTAAAAATATTGCACAAAATATGAGTAATATCGTCTTCACTTCTTTGTTGAACATCATGTTTTACAGAAGGACGTACAGAAGGTGGTGGTACGGCAAGAACTTGACAAATCATCCAATCAGGTCTAGACCATGTTGAACTGAAACCCATAAAATCAACGTCAATATCAGAAATTCTTCTTAAAATTTTAAGAGCTAATTCTGGTGTGATTTTAATTTTAGATTCTTCACCATTGTCATTTTCTTCCCATTCAGCGTATAATGTAGCAAAACCATCCTTTGTATATTTAGGTTGTTTACAACCACAACCATTTTTTGTTTCCTGACCACATGTTCTTATTTTATTTGCATTTTGAAACACATAATTCCAACGATCTTCATTATTTTTATTTATAATATGATTATGTTTTTCTTTACTAATTAATAATTTACTACATTTAAAACATACAGAACGTAATACTTTAATAACAGTATTTAAATATTGTATATAAAATACTGGTTTTGCTAATTCTAAATGACCAAAATAACCGGGTGTATTAATATAATCAAGGCCATCTGTAGGACAAATGAATCCTCTTTCTAATACACCCATTCTGGGATCAAACAGACCATTTATTTTAGGTTTATTATTTTCATATGTATCTCGTGTAGTAATTTCAGCAACAGACATTTTACGAATTTCATCTGGAGAAAGAATACTAAATTGAATACCTACGATTTGTGCGCTATTTTTTTTATCATGATGACTATTTTTATTATGTGACATTTCCTATAAATATATATATATAATATTTATATAGTTTTTCTATCAATTTTTTTATTAATTAGTTTATTACGTTTGATAATAATAATTTTTTTTTTATATAAAATTTATTAATTTATATAAAAATTGATTTAGAATATAATCACAATTTAAGGTATAAAAATAATTATGACAAAATTTGAAAAAGAAGAAATTTCTAACTCACCAAAGGCTAAGTCTGGTGTTATTAATGTGATTTCTAAAAAATCCATTAAAACCAAAGGTTATGCTAATAAAAAATATAAAAAAAAATCAATAAAATCAGATACTGAAGAATCAAGTTCAGGTGAAGAAGAGGAAATATATAGTGAAGAAGAGAGTGAAGAAGAGAGTTATAGTGACGAAGAAAGTGAAGAAGAGGTAAGTAGTGATGAAGAAAGTGAGGAGGATGAAGAAAATCTTATTAAAAAAAAGAAAAAACAATTTAATCAAAATATTTCAAAAGTAATAAAAGAAATTAAAAAAGACAATAAAAATAAAAAAATGAAAAAACAAGAAAAATATGATAGAGCCGAATTTAATAAAATGTTGCAAAAAATATTTCCATCAAAATACATCAAGCAAAAAGCCCAAGAATTTAAAAATGAAATCGAAAAATCAAAAAAATCAAAATCAAAATCAAAAAGAAAAATTAAAAAACCAACACAAGAATTTGTAATTATTGTTCAGGATGAAGATAAAGATTATGATGATGATAGTGAATATTTTCCTGAAGATGATGAAGAATTTGAATCAGAAGAATATGATAGTGAAGAAGAAGAAACGGAAGATGAAGAAAGTGAATATGAAGAAGAAGACGATGATGAAGAAGAAACTGAGGATGAAGAGGAAGAAGAAAGTGAAGAAGAAAATGAGGAAGAGGAAGAAACCAAGAAATCGAAAAGGAAAAAAGAAAAGGAAATAGTTTCTTATGAAAGTGAAAAGAAAATGCTGAATGATTGGTTAGATGAAATTAATGAAAGAGAAAAAAATGGAACATATTCTACTAAAGAAAGTAAACGAATTATTAATACAACACGTAAAAATATTAAAGCAGATATTAAACGTTTGGAAAAAAAAGAAGAAAAACAATTTGAAGAAGAAAAACGAAAAAATGCTCAGGAATTTAGAAAACAAATTGGAAATAAATATGGTACTACTGACACTTGGTATTTTACTGAAAAACTCAAAGTTGATGAACAAAAAAAAATTCTCGAAGAATTTAAACAAGTAAATAAGTCAGTACAAATTGAAAAACCATACCGTATTGCTCTAATGGAAACTAATATTCCTCAAGAATTTAAAGCATGTGCTTTAAAGAAAATTAATATGTTGCGCCAAATGGAACCCGGTGCTGGAGAATATTATAAGGTAAAAAATTGGATTGATACTTTTATGAAAATTCCATTTAATACATATAAAAATTTCGATATTACAATCGATGATGGTATTGATAAATGTGACACATATTTACAAGATGCTAAAAAAAGATTGGATGATGTAGTATATGGTTTGGATGATGCTAAAATGCAAATTATGCAAATGATTGGACAACTTATTACAAATCCAAGTGCGGTTGGTACATCAATTGCAATTCATGGTCCTATGGGTACAGGTAAAACAACACTTGTAAAAGAGGGAATTAGTAAAATTTTAGGAAGAGATTTTGCGTTTATTGCACTTGGTGGCGCTACAGATAGTAGTTTTCTCGAAGGACATTCTTATACATATGAGGGAAGTATGTGGGGTCAAATTGTAGATATATTAATTCGTTGTAAATCAATGAATCCAGTAATATATTTTGATGAGTTGGATAAAGTATCAGATACACCAAAAGGTGAGGAAATCATTGGGATTTTGACTCATCTAACAGATACATCTCAAAATAATGAATTTCATGATAAATTCTTTGCTGAAATTAACTTTGATTTGAGTAAGTGTTTATTCATATTCAGTTATAATGATGAAAGTAAAATCAATCCAATTTTGAGAGATAGAATGTATCGTATTCAAACAAAGGGTTACAATATGGATGATAAGAAAAATATTGCAACAAAATATTTGTTGCCAAAAATAAATGAACAAGTTAAATTTAAAGACGAAGATATTATCCTAGACGATGATGTAATTGGTTATATGGTTGAAAATTATACTAATAGTGAAAAAGGTATTAGAACACTAAAACGTTGTATTGAAACAATACATACAAAACTAAATTTGTATAGACTTATTAAACCTGATACAAAATTATTTGAAAATGAAACAGCGATTGAAGTTAATTTCCCATTTAAAGTTACAAGAGAAGTTGTACAAAAATTATTGAAAAATGATAATAAAGATAATATGATAATGAAAACCTTATATATTTAAATAAAAAATGTTAAAATGAATTATAAAATAAAAAAACATGTACATAATTTTTTTATTTTACATTTATCCAAAAATACTTGTATAAACATTTTGTACCATATTTAATCCTTGTACGGCAAAGTATAATACAAAGTGTTGATTATTTACGAATCTATTGTTGGCATTTTTATTGTAATTTTTTATATGTGACGAGTCAATACAAAAGGAGGTATTATAATAAGATGGGGTTGTAATATTTTTTTCAATATCATTTTCATTTTGATCAACATTTTCATTAAAATAGTTCTCTACATTATGATCAAGAACAATAAATTGACCATAACCTTCTTCCATATTAGTATATGATATCATTTTTTTGCTCAATAAATAGTGATTGATATTATTTTTATATTAATTTATCAATTATTTTATATTTCAATTTTTTTTAATTATTATTTTTCATTTGAAATTGGAGAATGTGTTATTACATTATTTTTGTCTATATTTTTGTCTATATTTTTGTCTATATTTTTGTCTATATTTTTGTCTACATTTAATGTTACAATTTTTTGTGTTAAAGAATTAATCATAGATTCCATATTTTGTAATTTTTCTTTTATATTTTGTATATCATTTTTAACTGAAATCATTTCATTACTTTCATTTATATAATTTCTCTCATTTTTAATTTTATTTAAACTGTCCTCAATATTAAAATTATCATTATCTTTAGAATCACTAAAATTAATATCAGGAGGTTTTGGTTTTTCAATTAAATCAGAGAACTCCTTTTCTTTTTGTTTGAATTTATTTTCAAACGAATTCATATTTTTTTGTTGTAACATTTTCAAATTGTTAATAACATTAATAACTATACTACGATTTGATTGAAGTAAATTGAAATGAATATTATTTATATTTTTAAAATATTCATTTTTAATTTCTTCTTCGAAAATTTGTTTAACGTGATCAATTTGGTCTTCTTTAAAATTAGAAAAAATACCATTCGAATGTAAAGTTTCCCATAATATTTTTTTATTACTTTGTTCTATAATCATATTTTGATTATTCATTATATGAATTAAAATAATGATAAAAATTTATATTATTTTAATTATAATTTATTTTTGTTAAAAAATATTTCACGATATTTAAACATTTCATCATCAGTAATTGTATTTTTTTGAAAATAATCCCAGTTTTTTTTCTCTGTTAACATTTGAATTATAAAATAAAGACAATACATTCCACATTCGGTATTTTGTTTTTGATGTTCTTTTTTATTAAAATTAAATTCAAATATACTACCGTAATTATTCTTAATTTCTTTTTGTATTTTATCAGAAAATTTCAATACTTCTTTTGGTATATCTTCAAGACTATTATTTGAATTACTATCAAAATAATATATATGTTTTTTATTGTAACAAATATAAAGTGCCACCCAATGGCTACCTGGTTTACTATGTTCATCTAAGTTAAAAATAATTCCTGTTTTTTTAATACCTTCATTCATTTTGTTTTTTACTGAGTAATTTACTAATTCAGGCCATACATGTTCATTAATGCTTTCATTAATACTATTGTAATCTATTGGTGAAGGACCTATAAATTCAAATTCAGGATAAGCATTTTCATATTGTCGCATTACAGACTGAATATTAGAACTATCTAACCATTGTCTTGGTTTTTCTTTCCATTCATATGGTTGTTCTGGTGCAAAAGAATTATTCATTATTTCTTTACCAACATTTGAATTAGAAAATTCTTGTCTTA